GCTACCCCTGGTGTAGTGCTAGAACGCCGTGGATGGTTGGAACCATCTCGTTCGGCGATGTTGTTTGCTGCCAAATGCCATGAGCTTGGTCTGCCTGAGGTTTTTCTCCCTTGTGGAGTCCCCGGCAGTCAGCCTGGTCGGCCTTGTCGAGGCAAGTTTGGTTGGAGTGCGTCCTGTGGTTGCTCGTTTACGAAGAGAATCACCGCAAAAGGTCAAATGACCTGTGGCGTGTCAGCCGTTCTGGAACCCCTGAAGGTTCGGACGGTGACTAAGGGTCGCGCTCAAGCTTACAACGCAGTCCACGGTATACAGAAATGGATGCATAGCTCCCTTCGTGAGAGCCGTGTATTTCAGCTGATTGGTTCGACGGTCTCTGAAGACGTCATCAAGGAGCAGTTTCGGCTACGTCAACCTGGAGAGTTTTTAATCTCGGGTGACTATAGCGCTGCTACTGATAACCTCAAAATTGAGGTAACCAAAACCATTTTCGAAGTTATTCTCAGGCGGATTGCCGAGGATCTCGATTGGTCCGCTGAAGCGGAGTCCCTTTGTCATTTAGCTCGAAAAGTGCTTTATGAGCATGTCATCTCATACCCAAAAGATTCTGGTATTCAAGATGTGATGCAAGGGACTGGTCAGTTGATGGGAAGTGTTTTGTCATTCCCAATTCTGTGTCTCGCGAACTGTATCTGTTGTTGGATCAGTCTGTATGGGAATTTGAGCTTTCAAGAGCTCCCCATACTCGTCAATGGTGACGATATCGCTTTTTCTTGTACGCGAGCTCGCTACAAGATTTGGAGTGATAGTCTGGCTGACTTTGGTTTTGTGAAGTCGGTGGGCAAGAATTATTGCCACAAGAGGTTCATGATTATTAATTCAGAACTCTTTGACTCTGAGTATCTCAAGAGTGGCCGTTGCCACCTTCCCTTTTTCAACGCCGGTCTACTTCTTGGTAGACACCGCGTCTCTAAGGTGAAGTCCGTTCCCATGATCAAGGTAGGTGACTACTTTGAGGATGGGGACGTTGAGCAGATGCCCATTGTCACGACTCTTGATCTCGTTTTAGGTGGCGCTGTTCATCCTGAACGCGCACTTGGCCGCTTCATCCATTATAATATGGATGCCATTAAGGAGGTTACATCAAATAAGATGAATCTCTTCCTTCCCCGTTGTCGGGGTGGACTTGGCATAGCGTCCCACGGGATTAATTACAAGATCACTTCTTGGCAGCGTCGTTACGCTACCTACCTCGAGAATCAAGAGGTCCAGAAGTTACCATGCTTCAAGCGGGATGCCGTTGAAGCCGGACAGTACCTACCGGTATCGAAAGTTCGAACCGATCCTTGGTCTGTTCCTGACGATCTTGATCTCGTCGAAAAGTTAAACCAAGTAGCCCATAATTTTTGGTGCTGCTCTCGGGAGAAACTCGACGAGATTCGGAATGAAGGTCCAACTGGATGGAAAATCGCCGATCCGGATGGCGAGTCGAAGTGGCAGACGAAGTTGTCTGGCTGTCGGCTCAGGGCCATCGGTCGATGTCCAATGTTTGGAGGATCGCTTTTGTCTCAGCTTCATTATCGCTATACCACGTCAACGATTGGTTTACGTGGGAAGCCGCAGAGACTGACAGTGCCCGACCTTGACCTGAGTGCCGCTTTCCGTTATGGGAGCGTTGAACAGGTGGTCTGGGCCTCTGGTTTACACGTTGAATACGATGGGAATGTCCCTATCGTTGTGGAGGACTACTTACCTGAGCACGACCTTTTAGGTGAGCAGCATTTCCTTTCTGACTTCAGTGCCAGAATGGGTTATGATGCTTTGGGTGTTCGGGCGTTTGTAGACCCACAGGATCCTTGCATGACAAGGTTCCCCGAGGAAACAGACCCAGCCGGCTCGCAAGCCGATGTTCGAGTCCCCTCGAGAATTTCAAACGTGAATCCGGATATGTACTATCTCTGTTGAAGAACATGGGAGAGAGTTTGTCAGCACAACTTTGTGCTCGGGTTGGATTCCCCGCGTCCCGGACAGGACGTTAAACTATCTCGTAAAGGTACGTGACACCGTGAGTGTGACG